AAACTTGCGCTAATGACTCGCAAAAATCAAACATATCTTTTAATAAACCTGGTGGATTAAATAAATCTTTAGGACGGCTGATGTTGTCTTGTTCTTTAACAAACAACGGAGCTACTGCATTTTTTCTATCGTGAGTTTTTTTAACATTATCTACAACACTTTCAACTTCTCTTTGCGGTAAGGGTGGCTTGTTTTGATCGTTCCAAGAGTGCATGAAGAACTTAATAAAATCTTGGTTAACATTTTTTGATATTAGATAACCAGCTAACCTTGCTGCACTATCATTACGGCTGCCCTCGTTTACACCGTCTAATGCAAAAGGAGCAGTTGAGTTGTTAGCTACAGTATTTGATACGCCTGTGACTTTTTTCCATTCTATTTCTGTAAAATCAGGCAGATCATTATGATCTACTACATCCCATTCAGGTATTGTTTTTAGCTTGTAAACTTGTCCATTAGCGTGTCTATTAAAAGGTGCAATAATAAGACCGCCTACCCCTCTAATGTCAATCAAGCGCTCACTAGGCGTCTCGTCCGTTCGTCTAGTGGCATATGTTGTGTAATTTTGTGGGTTATTGTAGTAAAAGTGCATACCTTTACCTGTTACAACCTTTATAGGTGTAACAGGTAGATTTTCCTCAACCCAATTCATGGATTCAGGACTATCAGCATCAACCACTAAAAAAGATCCACAAACTATAGCTACACTTAAATTGTCTCTATTATGAAACCAGCTTGACACTTCTTTTCTTTCAGGCCTCTGAGTTTTAAACTGCTCCCAGCCTTTAAAAAAAGAAGGTGGTTTTTTGTCTGACCTTTGAAGTGGTACTACATTAAAACCGTTGTCAAAATATGCAAGCGCTAAGTCGTGTGACGAATCATGTTCATCAACATTAAGCTGAAACATTTATTAAATTTCAACAAAATCTTTTATTTCACCGAAGATAGATTCGTAATCCAGTCTCCCCTCTGAAGCCACGATAATTTCTTTTGCTTTTTCAATAGATGGTTGTCTGTACCCATATCGCCACGCTTTAATAGTAGCTTCTGATACATTACATTCCTTCGCAGCTTTGGGCATACCAAGGAACTCTATCCATTCTTTTAATGTTATTCTTTTCACTTGTCTTTCCTTTAATGTTGGTTTAATGTTTATTGCATCAAGTAATTTTATTTGCCTGTTAGCTAATACTTTTTGAATATGAAAATAATCAGCCAACCAGTAATTAGTTTTTTGCATCTCTTCAATCCAACTTGTTTTTTTACTCATATACAATCCCGATACTTGCTGTGTTTTACACATGATAAATAAATGTTTTACATATAGTAAATGATATGTTACGATTTATCAAATATATTTAGGAGATTTTATGGATATTAAAAACCGTATCGTTAGCCCTAGCGAGTTAGTTGACAATCAGGGTGCAAAGATTTTAGTTTATGGGGAGGCAGGGTCTGGTAAAACAACACTATGCTCTACAGCTCCTGGTAAAATCTTAATGATTAGTGCAGAAGCTGGACTGCTTTCTATTAAAGACAGCAAAAATGTAGATGCTATCGAGGTTAAGGAGGCTCATGAAGTTATGGAAATTCATGATCAACTTAAAAGTGGTGCATTAAAATATGATACTGTATGTCTTGATTCAATATCAGAAATTAGCGAAGTCATGCTGGAAGCTGAACTTGCAAGACATAAAGACCCTAGAAAAGCATATGGTTTAGTAAAATCATCTGTAGTGAATGTTATGAGATCTTATAGAGATCTACATATGCACGTTTTGTTTCTTGCAAAAATGAGTAAACAAAATGTAGACAATACTATGATTTATGAACCACTCATGGTAGGTACTAAACTTGGTCAAGAAATTATGTATTTATTTGATGAAGTCTTAGTTTTAAGAGTAGCTGAAGAACAGGGAGAGAATGATGAGCCTGTGTATACAAGATGGTTGCAAACCAGCACGCATGATGGGTTTACTGCAAAAGATAGAAGTGGCAAGTTGGAAACTTATGAGCCAACTAATGCTACGGACATCATAGCAAAATTGGGATTTAGCGATAATTCGTTAAATGTTGTTGAACAATCAGATAATGAACAGGAGGTGCAAAGTGTCTGATTTTGAAGGAATAGATTGGGTAGATCCAAAAGATATGCCCGAGGCGGAGCAAGAGCCTAAAAAAACTGTTGCTCCAGATGGATATGTGAAAGCTAAAATTATTGAATGTAGTGAGCATATTAAAGAAGAGAATGGAAACAAAAGCTTAAAGTTTGTGTATGAGCTAGAGAATGGTAAATACAAAAACTATAGAGAGTTTTTAAGTGTTTGGCATCCAAATCCAGATACTAAAAAACTTAATAATGGTTTTTTAACTATGATCACTCAAGCTATAGGTATGACAAGTTTTCCAACTACATACAATCAATTTGTAGGTAAAGAACTTATGATTAATTTATATGTTGCGCCTAATGATTGGGTCAATAATTTAGGTGAAACTGTTAAGGACGAGCAGAATAGAACTAAAATTAGTACTACTGCAGAACCTACTTATAAAGCTCTTGAAAAGCCAAAGGTTGGTACTAAACCACCGTTTTAAGAGTGTCCTTGGTGGGGCTGAAAGGCCCCACTTTTTTAATCAGTACAAAAACAACTTGTTCCTTCGTCATCAAAAAACGTAGGTTGTTTAGGTGCTAATGCTTGTTCTTTTAATTCAATAAACGAAATATTATTTTTAAACTGTGAATTATATTTGCTACCTATTTTTTCTTTATGTTTTCTTATCTTTTCTTCTTGTGCTATCCACCAATCTGCTAACTCTGGCTTTTCTGCAATAACTTTTGTAAGAGTTCCAATACCTTTCAAATAACAAAGATCACAATTACCTGCAGGAGTTTTGCCGTTGAAGTTTGTTAGCTGCAAATCAAAATTACTTTTGTTCCAAAAATCTGAAACATCTTTAACAACCACTTGGGCATCATAGAGTGGTGCTAATGAAAACCAAGACTCTAAATCTTTATCATTGTTTGCTTTCATTCTTGCTACTCTATGCGGTTCGTCATACCTGAGGCCAACAACATTGTCCCATTCTTTAAAACCATTAGATCTCATAAATCTTGCCAAGACTTTAATTTTCATCTCAACTGTGCATATTCGCATGACTGTGTTAGGTAGCATCATCTTCCTATCAATTAAAGCTTCAAACGGCTCTCCATTTCTGCTTGCAGTTTCATAGTCAACTTCTTTAGATCTAAATATAGGTCTTTCATCATGTATATCTAACTCTAACCAACGCACGTCAACACCCCACTTATCAGAACATTCTTGGATAAAATCTAACGTCTGTGGCATTTCTTTACCTGTGTTAGCAAAAACAACAAAAACATCATCTGGTAGTTTACCGTTGTGTGCCTTCAATATTTGATAAAGCAAATACCCAGATGTCCGTCCACCTGAAAAGCTAATTAGAGATGGATTTTTTAAAAAATAAGGATTTACTTTGTCCATTTGCACTTCACTATATCTTGTTTATTTCTGTCTACCCATCTACGAGTATAAACTAAACAAATAGCAACTACATTCCAAACTAAAAATATAGAAACAACCCAAATAAAAATATCAATCATCATTTGGCTTTTGTATTACTACATCTTTTTTTCTGCCGTCAATAAAAGATTTTACAACCTTACCATTTGGGTAAGATATAGTTATGAAATCATCTTCAAACCTTCTTTCTATTGATGGTATATTATCTTTTTTTGTTTCTGACATTACATATTCTCCAGTCTTTCAATTGCCCAGTTTAAATAGACAACGGCTTTCTTAAGATCTTGGATGTTTGCATCTTTATGATCTTCTCTCCAAATATATTTTACAGCATTACCCTTACAAAAACCTTTAAACTCTTCTGCGGTTAACATGGATCTCATAGCCTCTATATATTCAATTGAGCCCCTGGTGTAATGTGATGGTGTATAAACAGCATTATCTTCACTCATTTTCTTTTCTCCATACTATATCTATATTGACTTGATGTGGTGTATTGTAGATTGTTGGATCTACTCCATTCACTACTGATTTGTATTCAGTAATCAATCTATCCAAATAAACCCAACCTTTATCCATATCTGCATTACTAATCCAAAATATTTTAGATGCGTACGGTAGTTTTTTTTCTTGTGCAACAAAGGCAAAACCTTCAACTTTATATCCAGCTCTTTCATATGCTCTTTTATACCAAGCAGCTTGTAAGTGATAATCAAACTTATAAATCGAATTAGTAAAGCCTTTTGGCGAACAATCAGTTGTAGTTTTATAATCAATTAAAACAACTGAATTAGATGCGTGCGGATGACTCATAGGCTTGCGTATGACATCAGATTTTACTTTTAATAGTAATCCTTTTTCATACCAATAAATTGCCTGTTCATATGGCGATTCAAATGCACCTGGATAATCTCCTTCGTCAGGGTTCAACATTTTGTGTCCTTCTGGTATGAGAGAATTACTCATATCAATAATTCTATCTCTTTCCTCAACAGTTATTACTGTTAAACCTCTAGCCTCGTAATCAGCGCGCAATTGTTTATTAGCGTTGGTATACGGAGATCCACTAATACAGGCCACTTCATTGTTAAATACATTTTCTCCTTCAACAATATAAGAGTGGGCTGCAGATCCAAATCGTAAAGCTGGTGTTTGTTCTACTTCTTCTCGTAGGGCATGAAGCTGACTTCTACCAAACTTTCTAATTACTGATGATGATACGCCTGATGAAGCATGATAATCATTATTACTAATACCAGGTAGGTAGAAAGCATCACCCATAATTATTTGGCGTTGTTCTGCTAAATCTTGTGGTAGCTCTTTATTTTCCATCTTTTAACTCCTTATAATAACTTGATATAGCATCATCAAGAATTGGCTTAACTGATTTGTAGGACTGTTCTGATTCTTCTGTTCTGGAACCCATAATACCCATTTGTTTTTCCGCATCCTTAAAAAGGTTCGCTAATCTTCTACATAACTCTCCTCTAAGGCAGTTATTAACTTCAATAAACATTTCTTTATCAATTTCAGTTAATACTTGTTTTGTAACTTTTACCAAATTATCTTTTCCCATCTTTTTTCTCCTCGTCTTTACGACTAATTATTTCACTAATTTCTTCGGCAATAGAGATGAACTGAGATAAGAGTATATAGTTATAGTCTTTATTCTGTTCTTTCTCCCAATCAAAATCTGATTTATCTTCAGACATAAATTACTCCTTATATATATAGTTTGTAATTATAGAAAATATAATATAATATGTCTACTATAACGATATAGAATTATGTTAGATAAAGAAAAACAATTTAATTTAAATATTAAAAATGCTTTTAAAAACGCCTATATGGACGGGTTTGGAGATTTTGACGAACTGACATATAATTACAAAAAGTATTATAAGAGTTTTGTGGGAGTAGAGTGTGAAGATCCTAAAACTGATGTTTTAATGTTTTTACACGAACTTGGTTTATCTAGTGATGTTAGTACTGCTCTCCGTACATATTGACATCTATCAGGATCAAGGGGGCCTGGCTAGAACTCCCTTGCTTAAAAGGAGTATAACATGAGTGTTTTAGAAGAAGTTTATTTAGCCTGGTGGTTTGCCGATCAAGTTAATTTAAAAGCTGAAAAGTTAATAAATAAAGACGAAGGAGAAAAAAAATGAGCAGAAGCTATTGGCCTTTAAAATTAGAAAAAGATATAGATCCAAATAAAATTAAAAATGGTGAGCGCCATAGAAAAAGTAAACATAGTAAATTTCACGAAGAAGTATCTGATTTGCTGCAAGATGCTTGTCTAAGGGATAGCTTTATTGTTGAGGGCAAAGACAGAATATCTAGCCTAATGAATAAAAAAGATGGTTCATTTAAAACAAAAAATGGGCATGAAATTTATTTCTTTACTAAAATTATTGATAAAGAACAACAAAAAACAAGATTTTTTGTGAAAAATATTGCTGAAAGAATACCAGATGGAGAGTGGCCTTGGGGGTCGCCTCGTTGGGAGATAAAAAATTTTGAAGAATGTCCTTGCCAAGATTGTAGAACCAAAGCTAAAGCTGGATTTACAACAAAACTTGTAAATTGTAAAAAATGGCACCTAAATGATTAAAAAGGAGGTATATATGTCTAGATTGAAAGATCAAATAATACATTTTCATAGCGATTGTGAGGTAGCTATTGAAGGAGCAGAGTGTATGAATGAATTTAAAGTTAAATTAATCAAAATAGATAAGAGGTATGACACTTCTTTTTGGTTAGACGACGCTGATGAATTCTGGAATGAATATCACGGCAAATATCAAAATGGTGTTTAGTTATAGGCCTTTGCCAGACTGTTTAACTATACAGCCTAGTGATATAGACGGCTTAGGGTTGTTTGCTGTCAAAGATATAGGGTGCGGTACTAATTTAGGTGTATCGCACATAAAATATTCAACAGATAACTTAGGTTTAGTACGCACACCAGTTGGAGGTTTTATCAACCACTCAGAAAGACCAAATTGTGTATTGGTCCAAAAGATAAGTAAGTGTGTTGATACAGAGATCTACGATTTAGTTGCTGCCGTAGACATACAACCTGGAGAAGAATTAACAACAAAATATAGCATTACGGGAACTTAATTATTATTGTCGTATTATTGTCATATATGTCATGACGCAAGAAAACCTTATAAATACGGGGGTTTCGGGATTTTTTTATTTTTGTCATTTTTGTCAGAGTAATAAATAAAACATACATATATTTATAAAAAATATATTGACGCGCGCTCATCCCTGATGCTATCATCTCGGTAATACTATAAGGATTGGTAGGGTAAGGTAGTATTATAAGAACTTATGAAACCAAGAGTTGCTGACGAAAAGCTAGTATATAATCCCATCATCAAAGATACTGATGAACCTCCAATAGAATATTTTACCCTCGACAAACGCCTTAATCGTAGGCAACATCTATTTATCTGGAACGCAGTCAATAATCCTCGTGAAAGCCTGATTGAGGCTGCAAGTAAGGCTGGGTATAAAGATCCACGCCAACAAGCCAATAAGTTGATGATGAACCCACTCGTTAGATCTGAATATCATCATCTTATGAATGAGGTCAAAAAGAAGTATGAACTTAATTATGATCGGGCCGTTCAAGATTTGTATACCATTCGGGACAAAGCTTTAGAGAACGGGAGTTATAACGCTGCAGTTGCAGCTCAGGGTATGCTCTTGAAGGTAGGAGGGCTGGTGGTAGATAGAAAAGAAGTTAAATACGGGACAATAGATCAGATGTCTAGGGAAGAAGTAGAAAAAAGGTTAGCACAGTTATTAGGACAAACTATTGAAGTAAAGCCAGAAGATCCTTCACTCGACAATCAACAAGGCGATAACGCAGAATAATAAGAACCACTCCATAATACCTCCCTGTTTTACATTGAAGTGATAGTTTTGGTTTAATGACTCAAACTATCAAAGAGTCATGTGCTGAGCAGAATTTGGAGAAGTATAAATATACAGATCCACCCAGCAAAAATGGTTGTGCCGTTGGCTACTCAGGGACGGCTTGTCGTATACTACCATTCAACCAAAATTAATCTCTAAATGAAGCTAAAGCTGATAAGACAATTATAGCAACTAATACTTCAAGCATCTTTGCTTTCCTCTAGGTCTTCAATATCTAATCCTTCTGCTAGATATTGGCAATTTGTTTCTGCTCTATAGGTAATTACTTTTCCATTCTCATCTTTGAGCTCGTTGCCGTCATCATCACATCTATAAAAAAGTAAATCCCATACTGCAATATTGTTGTATTTAGGTTTACTCACATTCTTCTCCTTTAAAATTTTCACTTAGTTCTAAATTATTAATAATTTTTATCATGTATTTTTTACCTTCTTCTTCTGAAGGTGCACAATCAATACCTGCTTGACCAAAGAATGAAATACCCAAATGTACGACATCTCTTGAATTTATATCGCCCAAATCTTGGACTATTTCATATAATGACCACCAAAGTTTCTTTAATCTTTTTTCTTTATCTTTATCCATAATTGTTATTGCTCTTGATGGAAGTCTTGAAAATTAAATGTCATTACAGATGTATCTGTACTTGCTAAATCATGGTATTCATCTTCATACTCACTAATGAATAACACATCAAACACATCAGACAACGGATCTAAAATACTTTCTGGGTTATTCATACCATATCTGAATAAATCTATAACATTATTATCTTTGTCTTTTGCAAAGTGTATGTATGCCTCGCTATATTCTATTTTTTTCCAAGTATGATTAGGTATGTAAAAATATTTATAATCATCATTATCGACAACTTTAAAACCTTGTTTTTTTAAAATTTTATTGTTCTTAATATCGTCCAAAGATATTGGTTTATTTGGTCTATAATATGTAGACATTAGGCACACTCCTCTAACATTCCGTTAATAAAATAATATTTTCCTTGATGTTTGATACTATCTCTAACACCCCTATATTTGTTTGCAGTTTTTAAATCACATACCCAGCAAACTGATATTTTATAAAGATCACTTACATTATCTAACTGTCTTAATAAAAAGTTTACGATAGTCTTATCGTCGTCCAAGTATTCGTCAGGAATACTAATCTCAAACCACTCTTGATTATGATTATAAAAAGATGCAATTACATCTGCTTTTATCATACTTTCTCCCACTTATTAGTTTCATTATTGAAAAAACTTGTATCCCAAGATATAGGATCTTCGTCAAACGACCTATTTTGAAAAAGGCATTTACCAAATATTTTAAATTCAGATGCTATTTCACAATCTGACCATTTATCTATTTCAATCTTGTATTTTTTAAAATGGTTATCTGGTAATTCATATATTGTTTCTACACACTCTTGTACTTTTACTTTCATAGTTCCTCCCTATTACTGAATTCAATTTCTAAATCGTTGTCAAACAAAGCATTATGTTCTTCTATTGCTGATATAACATTTCTTAACTGGTGGCGAATCTCCCAAACTGAGTTTGATCTTTCTCGCTCTTGTGTTTCTTTTTCTGCAATATGATCTCTAGTAGAGTGATAGAGTGCAATTTTTTCAGCGTGTTCTATTGGTAAATCTCTAACAGTTCCATAAAACTTACGGCTCCCTCTACCCCTTGCTTTGAATTGGTAGCGTTCTTTGTTAGCTATTGTCATAAGAAACTCGTATAGCTCGTGTCCGTTCGTTATAGGACTATCTAATTGTCCTGTTGGTATATCAAAAGTGTTCTTCCTGATATGCGTAAATTTATTATGTTCTTTAAATTTGTATTCCATTATTTCTCCTATTAATGATTACTAATTGTAAATTATACACATTTTTTTAGAGATTACTATATGTAGCCATAAAATATTGTAAAAAATATTATTTTCATAGGATAGTGAGATTATTAGCATTTTCTCTGTCCCTCTGTCGTCTTGCTAATATAATTTGAACGGGACGGGACGGGATAGCTTTTTTGCGATTCTGACCTGTATGTATAGCTTAGCACACACACAACACCCAGCAGATCCAGAGGGCCACTCCCTGCACATCAGGTAATCGGGACGGGAACGGGACTATTTATAGTAGATTCCAGGTGGTTAAAAATTTTTTTATAACACTATAGAGCTGGAAGAGCTCAGCGCGCGCTGGTATCTGTTGCCTGTCAAGTATGTCAAGAAAGTAAAACGGGATCGGGGATTGTAATAGTTATTATTTAGAAGCTAGGTTTTTTGTAGAGATCTACACCTAAGACCAGGGATAGCGCGCGCTGGTTTCTGTCTGGTGTCAACCATAAAAAAGTAGTTTACAACGAGTAGTCATTTGCTATACTAGAACTTCATATTATTAAAGGAGAAGTATATGAAAAATGAAACTGTGTATTTTGAATTCTTAGACGAACTTCAAATGTCTAAAAAAAATACTGTATTGAGTTATTCTCAATCTTTGATCGAAGCGTTCCAACTGCCTAAAGAAGAAGCTGAAATGCTTGTTAAGGCTTGGCGTCTTTATTGTGCATTTAATAGAGGAGTGAAGTATGTCTAAAAATAAAAAATTAACTTCAATCAAGCTAGACGACTTTAGTGTGCTTGGTTATAGAGTTATGAGTAGATATAGCAAGATGAATAAAAGCTACGAAGAATATAAATTTATGACTGATGTAGCATTAGACATATTAGATCATCTGCCAAAAGAAATGTTAAAAGAACTAGTCAAGTCTG